GAGACAATAGGCAACTGATAGCTTATCTATTGCTAAATTGTTTGTTTTCAATGTTTTAGTAATCATTGTTCAATCTCCAGTCAAGAATGATCATGATTTGTTCACTGTTTGTTCAGCTTTTGTTCCAGGAGGTCGGTCGGGCCGGACCGCCACCCCCGTACGGTACGTACGTATATGGATAAATACACAGATTAGGAAAATTAAGTGTTAACCACAAGTGCAACTGACAATATGTGTACACAGTAGTATACACACAATATGTGGTGTCAAAGAATATATTTTCTTATTTGATTGATTTTATGCTTGACAAGGATATGCCATCTGTGATATAACTATAACATATAATGGGTCATTAGATAAAGAAACAAACTTGATAAAGACATTAAATGTTAACATTAAATATACCATCTAATACCCTTAACAAAACTAAAAAACATTTAATGTCCCATTTAATGTAACCTATCTGTACTTTTCTGTAAAAAGAACTTGACAATGAGAGATAAATCTGTAAAACTGTACACAGATAATGTGCTTGAAGCGTTCTATGAAGCTATCAAGACTAATACCCTCCGTAATTTACACATACCCCACAGTGATGTATTCTTTGTGAGACAAGCTGTGGAGGCACATTATGGTCGTTCATTCTCTCTAAAGCATGTTGAAGATGCAATGAAGGCAGAGGGATGGAAGGACACAGATGATGTTTAGTGCAATTGTATTGGCATGTGCTGTTGGTACTACGGACCCCGGTGCATGTATTGAGGCTAAGGATACATACGGTCCGTATAAGACGTATGATGAATGTTATGCACGTGTAGAGCAAATGGTTGGGGCATTAGGTGCCACACTGCCTGTGCCTATGCAGTATAGATTTAAGTGTGAGAACCCCAAGGGTACACCCACATGAGTGTAGAGTACCGTGGCATTAAGTTCCCAGGCTATAACAAGCCTATTAAGTCCAATCGTGAGGGCAAGAAGATGATGGTCCTTGCGAAGGATGGGGATAAGGTACGCTTGATACATTTTGGTGCTACGGGTTATGGGCATAATTATAGTGATGCAGCCCGTAAGTCATTTCGTGCTAGGCACAAGTGCGACGAAGCAAAGGATAAGCTGACGGCCCGTTACTGGGCGTGTAAGACCCTATGGAAGGGCAAGGGTGGCTCTACAAAGTCCAGTCCTAAATCACGTAAAGGAAAATACTAATGTCTAAGAAAAAAAGAGAAGAACTATCAAATTTGTATGATCGTGCTAGATTCTTAGTAGATGGGGCCATTGAATTGGGTGACTTTTCTAGGGAAGAGGCAAAAAAAGAATTTGGTTCAAATTTTTTTAATAAGCAGTCGGTTATTAGTGACGCTATAAAAGACGGGACTGATATGCAGTCCGCTAGGGAAGCTGTTCAAGATATGGTGAATGAGGCAAAGTCTTTTTATGCAGAAAAAGAAAAAGAGCAAAAGGCTCGTTTAGAAAAACGAAAGGGTAATAAGGACTTTCGTAGTGGTGGTATGGTTACTTCTACTGTTGATAGGAGAAAAAACCGTGTCTAAGAAAAAGGATGACGTAATGGTTGTGTCTATTGGCATTGGTTCCATGCCCAAGAGTAAGCTGAAGAAGATGAAGAAGGCTGAAATGATGGCAGGTGGCATGGCCAATGGTAAAAAGCATATGTACGCTGCGGGTGGCGATGTTACTGACAAACTACCTAACAAGGGTTTAAAGAAATTAGCCAAGACTGAAAAAGGCAAAGAAGCAGTACGCAATATGGGCTTTGATGTTTAAGTGGCTCCGCGTATTGCACGAAAGAAGGGTCAACCGGCTAAGTCGAAAAAGCATAGCGACTTATATACGGATGAAGACCCTAAAGGCACCATACGTGGTCTCAAGTTTGCTACGGTAAAAGATGCAGAGGCATCTGTACGCAAGATTAAGGCATCTGATAGGTCACATGCACATAAGACACAAGCAGCCATTGCAATGGAACAACGCGCTAAAGCTGCAGGTAAAAAATCCGCAGCCGCTGTATTCAGAAAATTTATTGAATCTCAAAAACGAAAGACTAAAGAACGTGCATCCCGTAGAGTGTGATATCCGTAAATGGTCAAAAGATTTTCTTGAAGTGCCAAACGTAAAGCTTAATGGCTTACCACCTTGTCCTTATGCTGCGAAGGCATGGAGTGACGACAAGGTGATGTTCAGTATCAACACTGGACTTGAAGGTTTGCGTTACGAAGTTGAGATATTTGACAGTCACGACTATGATATCATTGTGTGGGCTGAAGAAGATATGCCAGATATGGATTATCTGGACGGCTGGTGCGACGGTATGAATGAGGCACTGTCTGTAGCCGGTATGGATATGCACCTGATGGTCTTTCACCCTGAGTACGATGCGGTAGATGCAGGGCTTGACTTTTTGGTAGATGATGGTATAACTAGTGACGAATTAGAATACTGCATGGTATTTGTGCAGAAGTTGTCTCCTCTGGATGAGGCGGCGTTAAGTCTGGAAAAGTCTGGTTACTATGAGAACTTTCCAGATGATGTATATGAAAGCCTAGTATTGGACAGAAGGAGACTCCGAAATGGCAATGGGTAAAGCTAAAATGGCTAAGAAGAAAATGCGCGGTGGCGGCATGGCTAAGAAAAAGATGATGCGTGGCGGTATGGCGAAAAAGAAAATGATGGGCGGTGGCATGGCCAAGATGTCCAAGAAGAAGAAGATGATGCGTGGCGGCATGGCTAAAAAGAAGAAGTGATTTATGTTGGCGATTCAGACTTACACGGGCAAGGTGTATTCTCAAATGAGGACATATGTACTGGACAAAGTATTGAACTTTGCCCGTATCTGGTCGCAGATGAACACGACTTTGCGGAATCGTGCATCCTCCATGATTACGTATTTGAACACCCTGAAGACAAAACTGCTTTCTTGGTGGTATTGGGTTGGGGCATGGTATACAACCATTCCAACGATCCTAACGCAGAATGGGAAGTATGTATGGACGATCCTAACTTCGTACGCTTCTTCGCGTTACGCGATATTCCAAAAGGCACTGAAATCACGCATGACTATGGTGGTCAATACTGGTCAAGTCGTGAAGAGGAAGCTGATAACTAAGTTTGGTTATCTTTTGCTCTATATGGGCAAGCCCTTTACAAAGATTGGCAACTGGTTCTGGAAACGGCACCGTGATGTACTGGACTGGGGTAACAAGTAATGCCTGTACTTAGCGGTGGTTCAAAGTTTGTAACACATGCGACAGCATTGGCTAATACCAATGATACTGATGTGTATGTTGTGCCAAAGAACTTCTCGTCGCACGTAGAGCATTTGCTTATTACCAACAGTGATAGCAGCAATCGTAACTACACAATTAAGTATTATGAGAAAGCTGCTAATACGACATACACTTTATTTACATCACATGCAGTCACAGGCAAAGGCTCAGAGTCCGTGTTCACTGTGGACAAACCTTTGTACATTCATGCGGAAGATAAGATTATCGTAGCTGCTGGAACTGCAGACACTCTTACTGTTGTTGTGGCAGCAGAAGAGTTCTTTGACCCAGCACATTCATAGGAGATAGGAGATGACCCGTGTCTCTAAAAAAAGCCCTGCCAAGAAGAAAGCCTCACCGGCTAGAGCGAAAAAGAAACCGACTGGAACGCTTAAACTTTCGACGGGCGGTGCGGCAAAGAACAAAAGCAGAGTTAACGAAGCTGGCAACTACACTAAGCCAACAATGAGAAAAAACTTATTCAATAGAATTAAGGCAGGTGGCAAGGGTGGCAATCCTGGTCAGTGGTCTGCACGTAAGGCGCAGATGCTTGCCAAACAATACAAGGCTAAGGGCGGCGGGTACAAATAACAATGAAACATGTCTTCCTCCTATTTGTCTTTCTTGGCATTGGTGAGGACAGGCGTCAAGTTAGTGGAGACATGTACTTCCGTGACTTGAATGATTGTGTTTGGTACGCACAGAAACTTCATAAGCAGGGTAAGAGTATTACAGCATACTGCTTACCAAAAATTGTAAACGAAGATATGGAGACTTACTGATGCTTGCCGAATTGGCCGCAGCAAATGCAGCTTTTGCTGTTATAAAGCAAGCCGTGCAGAACGGCAGCGACATTGCCAAGGCTGGCAGTGCTATCGCACAGTTTGTAGGCGCAAAGGAAGACCTGCAGCGTAAGTCACAGAAGAAGGGCAACCGTGCTGACCTTGAAGAGTTCATGGCCCTTGAGCAGATACGTGAGCAGGAAGAGCAGCTAAAGCAGATTATGATTTATGCAGGTCGCCCCGGACTGTGGAGTGACTGGCAAAAGTTTCAGGCAAAGGCACGTATACAGCGCAGAGATGAAGAGATAGCCAGAGCAAAGAAGCGCAAGCAGATAATTGAAATAACCATCATTACTTTCTTCTTGATTCTTGGTCTTACTATAATGGCATGTTTTATTCTTCTCTTGATGCACTCACAGGGAAAACTATAATGTCATTGGCGAAATCACAAAAGAGTCTAAAGAGTTGGACAAAGCAGGATTGGAGAACCAAAAGTGGTAAAAAATCCAGTGAGACTGGTGAACGGTATTTACCGGCAGCAGCTATCAAGTCGTTATCGTCGCAGGAATATGCGGCTACGACCAAAGCTAAAAGGGAAGGTACACGGTCTGGTAAGCAGTTCGTCAAGCAGCCAAAGAAAATAGCCAAGAAGACGGCACAGTTCAGGAGAAAATAATGCGTGTACTAATTATATTTTTTGTCTTGACAATGCTTACAGGCTGTGATAGAATAGATTTTTCTGATATGGCAACAGCAGCCGGAGCAACGGGAGCAGCCATTGGTACTGCGGTGATAACAACAAACCCTATGGCTATTGGTGCTGTAACAGCAGGGGGAGCATTGGCTGGAGCAACACTGATAGAGGACGACAAGAGTTTGAGTACAGAACAGATTAAAGAAGTAGAGAATCCGTGGCAAGCAATGCTTGTAGCTTTTGACCAACTGTTGGCCCATGCGTTTGAGATTGTCATTGCCATTGGCGTTGCAGTTATAGGTATTCCAATGTTGATTACATATCTCATGGGACGGTTCAAGCAACGCCCAGAGGACGCCAAGACTATTAACAATCTTGTAGAGAAGATTGGCAAGATGAAAGAAACAGGCTAGTGGCTGCTGACGTGCTTATGCAGTGGAAAGTATTTCCACGTTTGATGACAATCATGTTTAGTATTATGGCATGGCGTTGTGCGGAATGGTTCATGTATCTGGACAATCCTACAGCAGTTCAGGCAGGTTTTGTTTCTGTAGTAATGGGTGCAATGACTGGTGCCTTTGCTATCTGGATGGGAAGTGAGAATAAGAAATGAGAAACCTTACTGAAAGACAGCAGAAGTTCCTTGAGGTGCTTTTTGACGAGGCTGGTGGAGACGTTCCATTGGCAAAGCGTCTTGCTGGCTACGCTGACAAAAGTTCCACAACGGAAATCGTTAAGGGCTTGAAGGAAGAAATCCTTGAGGCGACTCAAATGTACATGGCACGTAATGCTCCGAAGGCCGCGGTGGCAATGACGGGTGCATTGAATGACCCGACTGAACTTGGTATTCGTGACAAGATGACTGCTGCCAAGGAACTCTTGGACCGTACCGGCTTGGTAAAGACTGAGAAGATGCAGGTGGAAGCATCTGGTGGTGTTATGCTTATGCCACCAAAAGCTGCAGTAGAGGACGATGACTAGAACAGCAGGTCGGTTCAAACTTCCACAGCCGACAGACATTAAAGATGAGGAAGAGTGGGTTCCTGTCCCACGCATTGCACGTACAATACCTTTTGGTTATGAGGCAGATGAGGATGACCCCGACA